CAATTCAGATATTGCCGGATAACCTCACAGTGGGCGGATGGCTCGATCTCAGAGACACCCCGATTCAGACGTTGCCTGACAACCTTACAGTAGGCGGATGGCTCGATCTCAGCGACACCCCGATTCAGACGTTGCCTGACAACCTTACAGTAGGCGGCGACCTCTATCTCAGCGGCACCCCGATCCAGACGTTGCCTGACAACCTTACAGTGGGCGGTAGCCTCGATCTCAGAGACACCCCGATTCAGACGTTGCCGGATAACCTTACAGTAGGCGGTGGCCTCTATCTCAGCGGCACCCAGATCCAGACATTGCCGGATAACCTTACAGTGGGCGGTAGCCTCTATCTCAGCGACACCCCGATATTCAAAAAAGGCGCAATAAAAAAGGCCAACAAATTACACGATGGCGACTATGCGCCCAATCGATATCTATACGCTGACGGCATATTAACCCATATAAAGGGTCGACGGGATATTAAAGGGTATGTGTTCTACAAAGGCAAAATCCCGGGCCGCAACGTATTATTTGATGGGACGAATTATGCCCATTGTGAAACGTTCGGGGATGGTGTTCGGGATCTGGCGTTTAAGGCCGCCATGAATCGAGGGGCAGATCAATACAAGCACCTCACCTTGGATAGCTGCCTCACGGCGGATGAAATCATCCCAATGTACCGAATCATAACCGGCGCTTGTTCGCAAGGAACGAAAAAGTTTGTGGACAGCCTGGGAACCTTAAAAGACAGCTACACCATACGGGAGGTAATCGACATAACGAGCGGGCAATACGGATCTGGTACATTCAAAGCATTCTTTAACCAGGAATAAGAGGCGAAAAATATGGTCGTGGGCAAAAATAAAATCCGCCCGCGCTGGTGCAACAGCGAGGACGGCAACAGGGAAAAACGTACCACTCATAGTATACACCAGGGAGGGAGGCGCGTCAAGCCTCCGAAAGGAACGGAAGCATGAAGATCAAAATTGAAGATATCCGAATTAACGACGGGAGACGAAAGATTGACGAAAAAACCGTAAATGAACTAATGGGAAGCATAGAATGCTACGGCCTCATAAACCCGGTTACCGTTGATAAAAATATGGTACTGATCGCCGGTAATCATCGTCTGCAAGCCTGCAAACGCCTGGGCTGGGAAGAAATTGAGTGCACGGTTATGGATCTAGACAAAATGAAAGCAGAGCTTGCCGAAATCGATGAAAACCTGATCCGGAAGGAACTGGACTTCATCGAGCAGGGCGAACAACTAGCGCGGCGGAAGGAAATCTATGAGGCGCTGCACCCGGAGACGAAGGCAACTTATGCTGGTGGAACTTTTAGAGGAAATCAGCATAATGAGGTGGCGGACACGGTGTCCGCCACCAAAATCAAATCGTTCTCCGAAGATACAGCAGAAAAAACCGGTATATCTCCCAGACACGTCCGGCGAAGAATCCAAGTTTCCAGGGATCTACAGCCGGAGGTTAAGGAGATCGTGAGGGAAAACAAAATCGGAGTTAAATCTGCGGAAAAGCTGGCACGAATCAAAGATCCAGATGTACAGAAGACCACGGCGCAGAAGCTGGCTGCCGGTGAGATCAAGTCATCCGAAATCACAGCAAAACCAGTAAAGCCAAAGACCACACGTGACATTGTAGCAGAGATCAAGGACACAGAAAAGGATTTTACCTGTACGCCGGATATGCTTATATCTGAATATGGAGCAACTGCAACATCCTTTGCGAAAAGCCTTGATATGTACCAAGATCCGTATTATTCCCATGCGTTTTCCAGCATGACAGACGCACAATTTGGGAAAATGCAAACAATCAGCGCGGCAATCATCGCCTCTATACAAAGGCTTGAAAGCCTCAGAGAAAGGAATTGAAGAAAAATGTTTAAGAGCAATCAGAGAAATTTCAATGACATCATTCCCGCCGATTTCAGCGCCACGCCTTATACTGACAAGCAGTTGTCAACCTCCGTCCTCACGTCCGGCCAAGGATACCAGAGGCCAGTACGCCAGAAAAACGTCCAGAGAATCATCGATGAATTTAATCCCATGCTGCTGGATCCGATTATTGTAAATTTCCGGGGCGGTAAATACTATGTGATCGATGGCCAGCACCGCATTGTTGCCATTAAAAGGATGAACAACGGCGGCGATTGCATGGTGCAGTGCAAAGTATTAAATGGTCTGTCCTACGAAGAAGAAGCGATGCTTTATCACAAACTGGATGCCGGGAAGAAAAGGTTGAGCCTTGCGGACGATACCAGGGCAAGAGCGGAATCTGGCGAGGATTTGGATGTCAAGGAGATTCAACGCGCCATGAGGCTGGCGGGTTTCTGCTGGAATTTCGACAAAGCCGGAAGCGGATCCGCCAATAACGTCAATGCCGTAAGGGCGGTTCTAAACGCGCACAAACTGCTTGGTTATGAGCAATTTTACAGAATGCTCCGTCTGATCCGTAAGACGTGGGATGGCAAACCATCTTCTCTGAGTTCTTATATAATTTCCGGGGCGGCACTGTTTATCCACACCTACGAAAAGGACATGGATGATAAATTGTTTGTTCGCCAATTGGCAAAATGTCAACCCGAGGAAATTGTCAGCAGAGGAAAAACAGACGGCAGCACCCGGAATCAAGCGTTGAAATATGCGAAAGTAATCCTTGACAGATACAACTATACCCTTTGCAAAGGGCGCTTGCCCTATAAGTTTGAGGGGTGACAGCAATGGATCAAGAGAAAGCTTACATAGAGGTAACTGAGTTTTTGTGTACGGAGCTGAAAAGGATCAAATCGGAGAAGGATCTGTACAAGGGTATGTGGGAGCAGGCGGAGGAAGAGCTGAGGAAGCTAAAGGAGATGGAGAGCGATGTGCGCGGAGTGCAGGCAGATACCCTGTGATCCTCGGTGCCCCAACGCGCCGGACCCTGACCCGGATTATATTTGCGACAGGTGCGGGGAGCCGGTATACGATAATCTGTACTACGAGATGGACAATGGCGGCCGGGAGTGCCCGAATTGCAACGAAAGGCGGGAGAGATGGATATGAACATATACGAGAAAATGTCTGCAATTATGCAGGATGTGCAGTATTTAACGAAGGACGATCAAGTTAAATTCGGCACTACCAGCTATAAGGCTTTATCCGAAGAAAAGGTAACCGGAATTATGCGCGCTGAACTAATCAAGCACAAATTGGTGATTTATCCGATACAGCAATCTGCCAGCAGGATCGGTCAGATCACACACGTTGATGTAATGTACAGGCTTGTGAATGTAGAAAACCCGGAGGAATACATAGACATTGCTTCCTGTGGAGACGGGGCGGACAGCCAGGATAAAGGATCAGGCAAAGCGATGACTTACGCATTTAAATATATGTGGTTACGGGCATTCGCGCTGCCTACGGGAGAAGATCCGGACAAAATCAGTTCTGCAGAACTGGATGAAAAGCTGAAATATGTTTGCGCGGACTGCGGTATTCCTATTTCGAACACGAAAACCAGATCGGGAGAAATATGGGAAGCGGACAAAATCGCGGCTTATGCAGAACAGAGACACCACAGAGTATTATGCCCAGACTGTATAAAAGTTGCGGATAAGGTTATGGATAAAGTGCAATGAGACAGTGCCATATATGCGGATCAAGCCATTGGATCGAATGCCATCATGTGTTTGGCGGCCCAAACAGAAAAGCGTCAGAGCGGTTTGGGATGAAGGTTGATCTCTGCCATTGGTGCCACAATGAGCCGCCGAACGGGGTGCATTTTAACCGCGAGAATGACCTCCGCCTCAAACGTGAATATCAAGCCATGTTTGAGGCGGAGCATGGACACAATGAATTTATGCGAATATTTGGGAGGAATTATCTGTGAGCGGCCAAGACCTGATGAGTGCTCTGCAAAATAGCATTAATTTGCTGAACGCCGCCCAAAGGGAATATAGGGCGAGAGGAGTTGCAGAAGCGCAGGCGGAAAAAGACTACCGAATCGCCTTGTCAAAGAAAATGCTGATTGAGAGAGACAACGGAATGCCCGTGTCCATCATATCAGACGTTTGTAGGGGATCGGAAGAAGTGGCAGAACTCAAATTCAAGCGGGATTGTGCCAAGGCAAATTATGAATCCGTGCAAGAGGCGGTCAATGTATATAAGCTGCAAATCAAAGTGTTGGAAAACCAGATTGACAGGGAGTGGAGGGGATGATCTGCCCAATATGTGAACGCGGCAAGGTGGGCGTAGGGAATTCTTACGTCCACTGTCCGGCATACGGGCTTGTACACATGAGCCATTGCACTAAGGATAAATGCCCGTACCACAGAAACGAGATCAGCACCGATTGGTGCCGGTATAAGAAGAGAGGAGGCGGCGGAAACGTCTCGTCCACCAAAGGAAAGCCTTGATTTCGCGGGGTGGCAGACGGATATCTTTGATAACGAACCTAAGATCGATAAACTATTGGACGGTCAGGGTGCGCCGGGTTTTCTGGTTTATTTCTATCTGTGCCAAAGGGCATACGGTTCTCATGGATATTACTACTCGTGGAGCTACGACGATGCGGCGACTACCGCAAGGAAGATCGGCGGCGGCGTTGGGTCCGAAACCGTCAGGCAGACGGTCAGCCTGTGCTTACGAATCGGGTTATTCAGTGATAAGCTGTTCGCGGAGCATGGGATTATAACGAGCAGGGGCATACAAAAAAGATATGTCATAGGAATGTCCGAGAGAATACCGCGGCCTGTCATAAAGGAATACTGGCTCTTGACCGAAGAGGAAAGCGCCGGTCTTATTCCTAACGCCCAAAAAACCAGTTTTCCACCGGGAAATGGGGGTTTCACCCCCCCGAAACCAGGGATATCCCCCCCTAAAAGAAAAGAGAAGAAAAGAAAAGAGATGAAAGGAGAGGAGAGGAAAGCGCCGGCCTCCCCCACCCCCGCCGAACAGCGGGAGGAGCTGGAAAGGAAGTACGGGAAAACATTGGTGGAAGTGTACCTTACTAAGGTGGGAAAGTACCGCTATGAGGGAGACAAAGCCATAGAAAAGGCCGCGCAATGGTTGACGGAAGATGAGGCAAGAGGAAAGATCACGGCCTTGCCTCCGAAAGAAGAAACCTCCCTGGATATGGAGGGATATATGGCGCAGGTAATGACGTATGCGCCGAAATACAGAAAGGACGATGGAGTATGAATGTTATCTGCATAATGGGCCGTTTGACGGCAGATCCGGAGCTGCGGCATACGGCTTCACAGGTTCCGGTTACCAGCTTTACGGTGGCGGTGGATCGGGCGTTTCAGCAGAAGGGTTCGGAACAGCGCCAGGCGGACTTTATCCCCGTGGTGGCCTGGAGGAATACGGCGGAATTCATATGCCGGTATTTCCGGAAGGGACAGAAGATGGCGGTAAAGGGCGAGCTGCAAACCCGGCAGTACACAGACAAGGAGGGCAACAAGCGCACGGCCTATGAGGTGGTGGCGGATCAGGTGTATTTTGTGGAATCGAAAGCGGCCAAGCCGTCCGCCGATGTATCCGTCGCTCCCGGATATGATGGGTCTCCCGCCTTCTCCAACGCCGGAGCGGGGGATTTTGAAGAGATCGTCGACGATTCGGATTCGTTACCGTTTTAGGAGGGGGTTATGATGTTGCTTACAAACGTAGCGTTTATCAAACACGCAGAAGGCCAGAATCAAAAGGCATACCTATTTTCTGTGCCGGACCACATTATTCTGAAAGCAGGTGATGAAGTTTTATGTGATACCAAAAAAGGGAACTGTGCCGGAATCTGCATATCCGGAAGTTTTTGGGTTAGTGACGTAGAAAGACTCGCGGCAGTGGTCGGCGCATATTTTCCTTTAAAATTCGTGATTGGAAGACACGAGGTTATTCAAAAATATATACCGTTTGAAAGCGATATACCGTTTTGACGTACCGTTATACCATTCCATCCGTTCCGCCGAGCAACAACGAATACATAGGGCGTGACAACCGTTGGAAGTATCAGGAGATCAAGAAGCAATGGGCGTTGCTGGTGGCTGCTTACTGCCGCCCGAGGCCTCCCGCTCCGCTGGAGCACGCCTCTGTAACGTTGGTCTACTGCTTTGGGGATAACCGGAGGCGGGACCCGGACAATTACAGCGGCAAGATGATTCTGGATGGGCTGGTGAAAGCCGGAATCATCCGGGACGATAGCTTTGAAAGGATCGATCTGACGCTTCGGCGGGTGTACGACGGGGCAAAGCGGACGGAGATTATTGTGGAGGAGATTGTATGTTGACAACGTGTAGCCGCTGCCGGCGGAGGGACTATTGCGAGAACTGTACAAAGCAGGAGGATTGCTATTGGCTTAAGGCCATCCCTCCAGAGGGGGGGCGGAGGCTGTCCTGTGAATCATTCGAGTGCAGGCATTACGAGGACTGCCGAAAGGTTAAAGCAGAAGATAGGAAATTGACATAACCCGGCGTAGCTAACCGGGGATGAAAAGCAGAGGGTACCGGTATCCTCCAGAAATGGAGGAAAAGATGAAGTACACAATTGCAAACGTAAGCTGCGGGAAAGACAGCTTAGCCATGGTAGAGGAACACATTAAGCGAGGCCGTCAATTGGACGAAGTCGTCATGTATGATACGGGGATGGAGTTTCAAGCGATATATGACACCTGGGCGAAGCTGACGGCTCGGCTGGATGAAATCGGGATCAAGCACACGGTACTATACCCGGCTTATCCCTTCCGGTGGGATATGCTGGAGCGTTTGGTGACACGCCGGGACGGAAGCGGAACCTATCGCGGGTATGGATGGTGCGGGGGCCGCTGCCGCTGGGGAACGACGGCCAAAACAAGCGCGATGGACAAGTATGCGAAAAGCAAAGACGCGATTGTGCTGGTGGGAATAGCGGCGGACGAAAAGCACCGGATGGATACAAGCGAAGGAACGAATAAACGGTATCCGTTGGTAGAGTATGGAATGTCGGAGGCGGATTGTCTCGCGTCATGCTATGCCATGGGGTACGAATGGCGGGAGAGCGGGGCGTGTACCCCGGATGGAACGATACGGCTGTATGACATACTGGACCGGGTGAGCTGCTGGTGTTGCAGGAACAAAAACCTGGAGGAGCTGCGGAATATTCGGCGGTACCTTCCGGAGCATTGGGAGGGACTGAAAGAATTGCAGGGACACTTGGATCAGCCGATGAAAGGGACCGGGAAAAGCGTGTTTGATCTGGATATTCGTTATAGGCTGGAGGATGAATGGCAGGGCAAGGGCCTGAACATAAGGAGCCGGAAGTTCTTCAAAGCTTTGCATGACCTCCAGGAAGCAGGAAAGGACGATCGGAAATGACGGAAGGGGTATTGAATATGGGAGCTGTATTGAGAGAACTGGATTTTGGCAACGGCAAAACCTCTGTGCTGTTCGAAAACGGTGTACAAGTCCTATACGACCACGGAAAGTATGTGGATGATGTCCCGGGAAGCTGGGGAGAGCGGGAAATCAACGCATGGTTTGAAGGAATCGAAAAGGGCAAAGAAGCAGGAACCGCTATCATCGCAAAACTGGAGGCTGAACTGGAACAGGTAAAGCGGGAGCGGGACGCGGCGGTGGAAACTTGGAGAGGGTTTTGCGCAAAATGTGAATGGGTAAAACGTCAATTTCTATCAGATGGCAGAATGGATGATAGATGTAAAACGTGCCGCGAAAACAATAAATGCAACTGGCAATGGCGTGGAGTGAAGGAGGCGAAACCACATGACGATTAGTTTACCCCTCTACGCCTGGTTGCTGCTCCTGGTGGGGATATCGGCTCTGTCCGGCTCCATCGGCGCGCTGCTGGCCTGCTGCGTGAAGGTGGGTAAAAATCCGGAGGAGAAGCCATGAACCAGCGGGAAAGCGTTTGTATCAAAGATGGTTGCCTCTGGCTGAACGGCGGGGTATGCAGCCGGGAATGCGAGTACAAGAAGGAGCTGTCCGGGAATACGACGCTATATGTAGATCCGCCTATAGACAGAGGGGGGCGGAGGAAGACGGCTTCTGCCTGGGTGACATGGTTTAACCGGTCCTGGCGGGAACTGAAACGGTTCTATCGGAAAGGATGAAAAAAGTGATTAGTTTGAACTGCCATTCGTGCCCGCATTTTGACTCCGATACGATGGATTGTTATCTGGACTGCGAGGATGTGTGGGAATGTATGAAGGCGGGGAATCCATATGTAGACAAAGGGCAATGCCCCGATGGCTGCGAAGAAGATTGTATGGAGTGCCCGTATAATGCATGACGCGATAACGGGCAGAGCTTCTACGGGAGGGGATAGGGTGACAAACGGGGAGAAGAAAGCGATATTGTTGGAGTACCGGGCGATTGAGCGGCGGATCAACCGGTTGATCGATGAAAAAGCAGCATGGAACGCCAAAGCCACGGCCACAACCTCCTCCTTTTCGGATATGCCCAGGAGCGGCGGAGGCTCGGATAAAATCCAGACTACCGTGGAAAAGATTATCGAGATAGAGGAAAAGCTGGACCACGAAATTGACGCTTTGGTGGATTTGCGCAACAGGATTGAAGCTGCCGTGGAGAAGCTGGAGGACAGCAAACTACGGGTATTCATGGAATACAAGTATATAGGCGGAATGACCAATGAGGAGGCTGCAATGGAAATGAATTATTCTTCTAGGCAAGGTGATCGTTTCCATGCCAAAGCCTTAGCGTTAATTGACTTGTCGTAGAATGGCGCTTATTACATATGCTATAGTGTATATGTAAAAGCAGGCAAAGAGCGTCTCGGATGAATCCGGGGCGCTCTTGCTATACGCGATGAATTGTAGAGCAGGTGGTGAATATGCTTACAGAAAACAGAGAGAGATTTATACAAGGATTAGTTCAAGGAAAAAGCCAGAGGGAAGCATATAGGACCGCATACCCAAACTGCAAATCCTCTGATCGGGTTGTAGATGTTAAAGCCAGTAAATTGTTCGCGGTGGATGAGGTCAGGATAAGGTATAACGAACTTATGGCTGAGGTATTGAAGCCTGGAGAGGACGCAGCTATAGCGTCGGCCCGTGAAGTGTTGTCCGAATTAACCGCGATTGGCATGGGGACAAAAGAATATCCATCGTATGATATGTTTGGTAATCAATATATGCACAAGCCTAGTATGACGGCCAGATTAAAGGCGCTCGAGGCTCTTGGCAAGCACCTGAATTTATTCACAGAAAAAGTGGAATTATCTGGCGCTGTACCGGTGGTGGTGTGCGGTGAAAATGAGCTCGCCGATTAACCGGGTATATTTGCCGGATGTGGTGGGCGGAGGCTACGGGGATTTCTGGCGGTGCAAGGCGCGGTATCGGGTGCTGAAAGGGAGCAAAGGCAGCAAGAAATCCGCGACCACGGCCCTGAACTATATTACCCGCATTATGCAGTATCCCGGCTCTAATCTGCTGGTGATCCGCAAAATCGGGGACAACCACCGCTCCTCCACCTTCGCGCAATTACAATGGGCCATCCACCGCTTGGGCGTAGACGATTACTGGAAGCCCACCACCTCCCCCATGGAGCTGACCTATAAACCGACGGGGCAAAAGATCCTTTTCCGGGGGATGGACGACCCTCTCAAGCTGGCGTCCATTACCGTTTCATCCGGGTATCTGTGCTGGGTATGGATCGAGGAAGCCTATGAAATTGAAAGCGAGGACGACTTCGACGTGATCGACCTGTCGGTCCCCCGGGGCGAGGTACCGCCGCCGCTGTTCAAGCAGACCACCCTCACCTTCAACCCCTGGAACGAACATCACTGGCTGAAACGGCGGTTTTTCGACACGCAGGCGGATAACGTGCGCACCTATACCACCACCTACTTATGCAACGAATGGCTGGACGATACGGACAAGGCCGTGTTTGCCCGTATGCAGCGGGATAACCCGAGACGGTATCGGGTGGCCGGCCTGGGGGATTGGGGCGTGGCGGACGGCCTGGTATACGACCGCTGGGAGGTGCGGGAATTCGACGTGGACAAGGCGCGGAGGATTCCCCTGATCCGTTCGGCGTTCGGGCTGGATTACGGCTATACCAATGATCCGACGGCGCTGTTTTGCGGGCTGGTGCACGTTCCCAAGCGGCTGCTGCTGGTGTTCGACGAGATATACGAGCGGGGCATGAGCAACCGGGAGATCTATCGCCGGGTGAGTGAGAAGGGCTACGCAAAGGAACGGATCATCGCGGAGCAGGCGGAGCCGAAATCCAACGACGAGCTGCGGTTCCTGGGCCTGCGGGGGGTGCAGCCGGCCGCCAAGGGAAAGGACAGCGTGCACAATGGAATCCAGTATTTGCAGGATTACCGGATCCTCATTCATCCCCGCTGCGTGAATTTCCTTTCGGAGATCGGCAGCTATGCATGGAGGAAGGATAAGCTGGGGAATACCCTGAACGAGCCCGAGGACAGCAACAACCACCTGATGGACGCCATGCGGTACGCCATGGAGCCGTACATCCGCAAGCGGATCACCAACCCGCCGGAGCGCCGCCGGTATGTGCCGGACGGGGTGACGGCAAGAGATATGCAAGGAGGCTGGGACATATGATCTGGATAGCCGCGATAGCCGCCGCCGGATGGATTCTGGCGGCCTTTTTATGCGGTATTCTGGTGGGGCGGGTAAGAGACGGCCCCAAGGAGGAAAAGCCGAAATCCGGCGTTGCAAGGGGCACGGATGAGCCGGACAGGGAGGCAATGGAAAAAGCCGAAAAGGCCAAGAAGGAATGGGAGAATTTTTTGAACTACGACGGCACCGCACAGGAGCCGATCAAGTAACGCTCCCACCATGGAGCGGAAGGAGAACAATATGGAAGAGAACATCCAAACGCCGGAAGTTGACACCGCACCACAGGATCAACCGGAAGGCGAGGCCACCGCAGCGGCGGAAACCACGCAGGAAGCGGAAACCGCGACGGACACCACACCGGAAGTGGGCGAAGCGGATAACGTGCAGCAGCCCATCACCATCCCGATTCAATACAAGCACGAGGCCCGGGAGCTGACGCTGGAGGAAGCGCGGGACTTTGCGCAGAAGGGGCTTCGCTATGACGAGATAGCCCCCACGCTGGATAAGCTCCGGTTCTTAGCCGCAGCCAACGACAAGGAGATATCGGAAATGGTGGACGCCCTGGTGGAGAGCCAGGACAAGAAGTTATACGACTCCATCATGGAGGAGTGCTATGGCGACGAGAAGCTGGCGAAAAGGCTGTTTGAGGTTGAGAAAGCCCAGCGGCAGGCCAAATACGAGAGCGCCAGGCAGCAGGAAACCGCAGCCGAGCAGAAGGCGAAGGAGGACCTGGCCAAACGACTGGCGGACGATTTCGTCGAGCTGCAAGAGGAATTCCCGGATATCACGGAATTTTCCGGACTGCCGCAGCAGGTGGTGGACACGGCCGTGAAGAAGGGGATATCCCTCACCGACGCCTATCTCCGCCATCAGCACGCGGAGAACAAAAAAATCACCGCCGCCAGGACGGCGCAGGAGCAGGCGGCCAAGGTCGCCGCCGGCCCGCAATCGGCCGGGACGGGTGAAACTGCCGACCCTGCCATCGAAGCTATGCTGGCGGGCATATGGAAATAACGAAAGGATGAAACAAAATGGCACTGAATACCCTTGATTTCAATTCCAAACTGTCCGGCGAACTGGACAAGCTACTGATTCAGAAAGCGGCAACCAGCTTTCTGGCCGATAACGCCATGAAAGCGAAGTTTGTCGGTACTCGTAACGTGTTGATTCCGGACCTTGATATGCAGGGGCTTGGTGATTACGACCGCGACAATGGGTTCAATAAGGGATCCATCACCGTGGATCAGAAAACCTACACCCTGACCATGGAGCGCGGCCGTTCCTTCCAACTTGACAATGAGGACGAGGACGAGACGGGCGTGGCGAATCTGGCCGGACAGGTACTCAGCGAATTCGTGCGGATCAAGGTGGCCCCTGAGGTGGACGCTTACGTGCTTTCCAAGCTGGCGACCACGGCCATCACCAACGCCCATACCGTCACCGACAGCAACCCGGCCACGAAAATCTATTCGCTGTTCATGAAGGCGCTCAACGGGGCGCAGGACGCCGCCGGATATGACGAGGAGTTCGTGTGTTTTGTCGATCCCACGGTGTGGGGATATATGATGTCCACCACCGAGATCACGCGGCAGATCACCGTCAGCGATTTCAAGAAGGGCGGCATGGATTTCAAGGTCAAATCCATCAACGGCACGCCGATCATTCCCGTGACTGCCAACCGGATGAAAACCGCGTTCACCTTTTACGACGGCAAGACGGAATCCGACGGGGCCGAATCCAACCCGACGCCGGATCAGCGGCCGGGCGGTTTTGCCCCCGCTTCCGGCGCGAACAGTATCGGCCTGCTGGTTCTGCCCAAGAAGGCGGCCATGCTGGTGAAGAAGTCGGAGCGTATGCGCACCTTTGACCCCAGCACCAACCAAAACGCGGACGCCTACCTGTTCCAGTACAGACTGTATTACGACCTGTTTGTGCGCAATTCCTACAAGGATACTATTTTCGTGTACAAATACTAAACCGCAGCCGCCGCGTGGGAAACCGCCCGGCGGCTTCTATATGCTGCCGAAGGCGCATGAACCGGAGGCGGGAACGGAGGAAAGACAATGAAGCGGAAGGCATGGGAACCGGCGCAGATGTTTGCGGAGTATGAGGCGGGCCGGAGTTTCAAGGCGGGACTCGGCAAGCACGGCTTATATGAGCAGGGCAAGACCAACGAGCGGTTTTATGTGGGGGATCAATGGTATGGCGCCAGGTGCGGCAACAACCGCCCCCTGGTGCGTCACAACGTGATCAAGCGGATCGGGGACTACAAAATGGCGGTGGTGAGTTCCAATCCCGTGACGGTCAATTATTCGGTGGAGGGCGTGCCGGACACGATGGATATGCGCCGTTCCGCCCGGGAGACTATGGACGCGTTCGCCGCCGCCCAGGGGGAAGCGGTCACCCCGGAATTGCCGCCCGGGCAGGAGACCACCATCGTCATGTCCGCCCTGACCGATTACTTCCGCACCGCGGCGGAGCGGGTGAAACTGGACGACCTGAAAGAGCAGGCGCTGCGCAACGCCTATATAGCCGGTACGGGCGTGCTGTACACCTATTGGGACGACCGGATCAAAACCGGCCTTTACGCGGACGAAGCGCATACCACGCCGATTCAGGGGGACATCGCCTGCGAGGTGCTGGATATTGAAAACGTGTATTTCGGGGACCCCAATCTGTACGACGTGCAATCCCAGCCGTGGATTATCCTTGCTCAGCGCAAGAGCGTGGAGGAGCTGCGTCGGGAGGCCAGACGGAACGGGCGGCCGGAAGCGGACGTGGACGCGATCACGGCGGACAGGGATACCGGGTATATGGCGGGGGACCGGGCGGACGAGGAACCGACGGAGAGCCGGAAGGCGACCGTTCTCACCAAGTTTTGGAAGGAATGGGACAGGAATGGCGGGACATACCGGATCAAGGCGGCTGTAGCGGTGAAAGGAGCGGTGATCCGCAAGGAATGGGACACCGGTCTGCGGCTGTATCCGCTGGCGGCCTTCCGCTGGGAACGGCGCCGCAACTGCGCTTATGGGGAAAGCGAAGTCACCTATCTGATCCCCAACCAAATCGCCATTAACCGCATGATCACAGCCAGCGTGTGGGCGGTGATGATGTTGGGAATGCCGCTGACGTTGGTTAACCGGACCATGATTCAATACGCCAGGATCACCAACGACCCGGGACAGATCATCGACGTGGACGCGGGGGGAGACGATCTATCCAACGCAGTGCGTTACGTCAATCCCCCCAACTTCTCCCCGGCCTTTGACAACAACATCTCCTCCCTGATTAACAACACTCTGGCCCAGTCGGGGGCCAACGACGCAGCGCTGGGGGATATCCGGCCGGACAACACCTCCGCCATTATCGCTGTGCGGGAAGCGGCCACCATGCCTATGCAGACGGTGCAGAACCGGTTTTATTCCTTCATCGAGGACGTGGCGCGGATTTGGGCGGAGTTTTGGGTGACGATGTACGGCAGCCGCCGCTTGAAGATCGAGGATGAGAACGGCGTGTGGTATCTGCCCTTTGACGGGGAGAAGTACCGGGATATGCTGATCTCGGTGAAAATCGACGTGGGCGCTTCCACTTTGTGGAGCGAAATCCAGAGCGTCAAGACCTTGGATAACCTGTTCGGGCAGCAGATCATCAGCCCGCTTCAGTATTTGCAGCGACTGCCCAAGGGGACGGTGCCCGACCTCAACGGGCTGATCCGGGAAATGCAGGAGGCGGACCGGGCGGCGCAGGAACAAGCCGCCATGCAGGCAAACGGCATGAACGCCGGGATGAATGCGCAGACGGTGGTGGAGGGCCTGCCGTCGGAATACCGGCAGGTGTTCGACGGGCTGGCTCCGGAGCAGCAGGCCGCCATGCTGGCGGAGATAGGGGTGACGGGATGAAAACCGGAATGGACGTATTTCTGCGGGCCATGAGCCTGCTGGGCTATACCGGAATTGACGGAGTGGTGGACGCGGCCCAATCGGCGGAGCTAGTGCGGCGGGGGCTGAACATCGTCAACCAGGTGCTGGCGGATCTGTGGCCGATGGAGAAAACCATCCAGTTTACGCCGATGGCTTCCATTCATGAGGATGTGCCGCTGTCCGTGGAGGCGGTGGAGGGAATCCTGCCCTACGGCGTGGCCATGTTCCTGGCGCAGGCGGAGGGAGACGGGACGAACCAGCAGTATTACGCCTCCCTCTATCAGCAGAAGCGCAATGCGGTCAGGCGATATCCGAGGCGGCGGCAGGACGTGCTTCCGACGGTTTGGGGGGATTGATATGCGAATACCGAAAATGCAGGCGAGCCCCCAGTACCGGGTAACGGTGCCGGCGCTGGACGGCGGGGTGAATCTGAAAGAGGCCCCCAATCTGGTAGGGGACAACCAGCTTACCGACGCGCGCAACGTCTGGTGGAAGGATCAGGCGCTGCGCACCCGCCCGGGGCTGCTGACCGACGAGGGGAAGCAATGGTATATCGGCGGAACGGATATGACCGATTATTTCCGGTATAAAAGCTATCCGCCGGTGCAGATTGAGGAAAGCGGCAACACATATACCTATTTCCCTTTCCTTTACGAAAATGAGGGAAGCCGTAAAACCTGTTATTTTATAGTTTATTGCATAGATGAGGACTACAACCGGGTTGATACGTCGTCCGTTGTTTTTGATTTTGGAGATGGCGCCTCCTCATATGCCACCGACGCGTTTGTGTTCGTGGGGAGAAAGACGGACAGCAGCAACGGTTTTTATGTCTTCTTCAATAACGGTCAGATATACTGCATGGACACTTCCCGGGAATTGATTCAGGTTCCGGAATCGGAATACTATGTCCCGCTGGTAACGGTGAACGGCCGGGGCACAGATTCGGATTTGTATAACCCGGACGCGCCCAATGGAACGCTGTTTGAAGGCTACAATATGTTGACCGCCGCCTTCCGGGCGGGATTCACGGCGGACGGAAAGGGGAGCCGGCTGGTTTTGCCCTTGAAAGATTTGGACGCGGGGAAACCGATTTCTATATCGTATATCCGGGGAGATTACGGCGCTTACTGGACGATACCAGCCAATGCGACGGAATCTCCTTCGGTAACCGTCAACTTGGATTTTTCCGGGGCGGGGGAATTTGAAAACCGGGACGTTAAGTTCACCATTGATCGGATAGACGGCGCACTCCAGACCTGGGTGACCTCCAACGATCCAGAAATCAGCGGCAGCCAGGACTGGGTTAAGGCCGGGTTGCCCTCCAGCGGGACAAACAACGATATCCTTGTCACGGCATACGGGCAGCAAACCGGGAAACCGGTCATATTCGACATGAGGTTTTCCACCTGGTTTGGCGGAGACCGTTCAGGGATCAACGGCGGGACGCGGCTGTTTGTGTCCGGCTGTTCCAGCAGGCCGAATCTGGTCCACTGGAGTGATGTGGACAATCCTTTGTATTTCCCCGAAAACAACTATGCCTATGTAGGGGATTCCAGCCAGGCGGCGACCGCCTTCGGCAAACAGTCGGATATGCTGGTGATCTTCAAAAGCCGGGAGATGTATTACGCCACCTATGTCGCTGGCGGGGATTTTACCGCCCAGGATGTGATCGACGGCAAGATAGTGGACGTAACGGCGTATATGGCGAAATTCCCCATCACACAGATCAATGGGGAAATCGGGTGCGACTGTCCCAGGACGGTTCAGCTCTGCAATAACCGGCTGGCATGGGCCACGTCGGATGGGCGCGTCTATACCCTCACCAGCGCCACCCCCTACAGCGAACGAAACGTCCGGGAGCTGTCCGGGATGATTCACAAACGGCTATCTTCACAAACGGCTTCCGCGCTGAAAGAGGCGGTTTCCTGCGACTATGACGGCCATTATATGCTGATTGTGGGTAAAGACGCTTATTTACTGGATTACAATACCAGCGGTTATGAATACAACACCTCTTACACCAGCGGAAACGCCGAGCGCCATATGCCGTGGCATATATGGCGGCTGTCGGAAGAACTGGCGTGGCCCGCCGTCGTGGCGAGGCAGGAGAAAATATGGTTGATGGGGTTAAAGGTACGGGAATGGACGGACAGCCTGGGGGCCTCTATGAAGAGTGCACAGGGAATGTCCTACACATTAGCCGGCAATGTGGACTATATGCCCGGGCTGTTTGACAACAGCGCGTACAGCATAACGGAAACGCCTATTTCTGCCATGTTCCAGACAAAGGTATTCGATTTCGATTACCCGGAGCGGCGCAAAAATATCCGGCGGCTGTATATCGGCGCCACCGACACGGCGGACGGGTATATCAGGCTGGCCTATATCACCGAGCAGGGGACGCGGGAGGACGCGCTGCGGCTGGGGGATTACGGGTCCGGCGAAATGCGCCAATGGATGGTCACGCCGGGGGTAAACCGGGTGCGGCAGTTTGGACTCAAAGCGGAGAGCAACGGGTACATGGCGGTGGATAATCTGGTGATAAAGTACGAGGTCAACGGGGAGGTACGATAATGGCTAAGTCCATTCAAGAATACGTCGATAGTTTATATAACCAAGGGCTGAACAATGCCAACAATCTCAAGGAGCAGCGCACACAGGCGGATGAAGCGTTTATTAAGCAGGTGCAGGACGCCATCGACAAAAGCACCGCTTCCGCCGCGAAACCCTATCAGACGCAGATCGAACAGCTTCCTTCCCAATATCAGAAGCTGTACGACACCAATGCGGTGCAGGAGCTGGTAAACCGCCGCCAGGTGCAGGAAACCATGGCCAACATGGGCTTGACCGATTCCGGCCTCAACCGCACCCAGCAGACGGCCATCGCCATCCAGCGGGGGAACGCCGACGCGGCGGCGCGGCTGGAACAGCAGCAGAAAACCCAGGAATTGCAGGATAAGATCGCCCAGCTCATGGAATCCGGCGCGGCACAGAAGCAGCAGCAGGAGGCCGCCATCCGCAACGATTCCGCCAACTGGTACAACAACCTCTTAGGGGATATGTATAACAATGCTGTGAACATGGGGTATAACCAATACAATACCGACGTTGCCCGAGAGGACGAGAACAAGCGGTGGGCGGAGCAGCTTCGGCAGAACGAGCTCGACCGGCAGGCACAGCTTGACGCTGCCAAAGAGCAGGCTGCCGCCGTCCAAAAGCAGGCGGAACTGGAGGCGCAGCAGCAGGCTTTTGAGAATACGATGAAAGTCATTGACGCGATGAAAAAAGCCGGGGCCTCCGAGGAAGGAATTCTCGCTTATATGCAAAGTAATGGGCTGCTGGGGAACAACAACGGCGGATCAGGGATGACGAACAACAATGATAACACGGCAGGCGGAACGACAAATGGAAATGTAAATACTCTTGTTTCCGCACTGGATCAAAAGACCAAGGATTCCGCTTATTACCGGGGCACCTATCTGGCAGGGAAGATTTCCGCCGGAAAAATGACGAAGCAGGAAGCGGTAGCCGACATTGTGAACAGCTTTAATGGTAATACTGCTGCTATGAAGGTGGCGGCTGAAAAAGCGGGGTTGACAGAGGAATTAAATAGTATTCTCCCATCGTCCAACCGTTCCAATAGGACCAAGTCTCTTTCGGCTTCCGATATTGCCAATATAACAGAAAAGGCTATGGAAATATACGATACAAGTGGGTCTGCCGGTTTAGAGAAATATCTGAATCTCCAGATTGCTGGTGGCATTTTAACCGACGCCCAAGCCATTGCTATGTATGAGGCCATGGAAGGATAACAATGATGTGTGTAAGTAAGTGAGGGATATAAATGCCGAGCTTCAAAGAATATCTTGAGAACAGAAAAAACAGCGACACTGTTGATACCGCACCTATATCCGGTAGTTTTCAATCATATTTAATTCAGAGAAAAGCGCAGGAATGGAACGATTCCGTCAATTCGATTTACAAAAAAATGCAAGGTGATTTCAACCAAAGAAGCAGCGGCATGGGGCCGTTGCCGTCTGTTGGTCAATACAAAAGTGCTATTTCGAAGGATATCAATAATTTATTGAATAATTATTCGTATGCGGAGGAATATGCAAATCAGATACAGGATCAGAAGGAACGCCAAAGCTACTTAAATTCTATTCAAAAGGCCAAAAGTTCTTTGGATTCTTTTTCCCGTGAATTCCAGACCGGAAACCCGGATGTTTGGAATGGATCGCTGACCAACGCCTTAAATAAACCCAGCGAAAACCATCAGATACCAGAAGGTAACGAATCGTTATTATCCGCAGAACAGTTACGTGCCAAAATTGCCGAAATAGAATCCAAGCGAGACGAACAACTGAAAAAGCAGGAGGAGAAATTAAAAAATTCCGGCTTATCGGGATGGATGGTCAATTTGTTTTTGTCCGATGAAGCCAAGCGCAATATGGCGGATGAGTCAGACGATAGTCTTAAAGACGAACTGACCAAATACAAACAGCAGCTTTATTATGCTGAAAACGAGGAGAAGCTAAACGGCCTGTCACATGATTTGCAACAGCGTGTGAATGCGTATTTGGAAAAAACCGCTGCCCGGAAAAAGTTCGATGAACTGGCGCAGGATGGCGTGGTATTAAACGATGACGAATATCTCATTCGCAACGGCAAGCGGTATACTGTCAAAGAATTGCAGCAAATGTCCGATAGCTTAACGGATGACGACGCCCGTCTAATCGTTTCGGAATTAAATTCTAACGGTGTAGATGGGCAGGCGTTGCTTGACTATCTGAAATTAAAACAAGGACAGGATTTTATTCAGGAGGAACGCAAGGACGCGGAGCAATACGCAAAGGACCATCCGATAGCGTCCAGTATACAGTCGGTTTTCCAAACACCACTTAAACTTCTGGGAGCTGTAGACGCAGGCATGACTGCGGCCTCCAATGCGATTACGGGTCAAGAAGCGCCTATTGATTACAGCAAGCCAGTTTACAGCGCAGCCCGCGATCAGTCAACTATACGGGAAACTGTTTCCAGTGAGATCGGGAACAGCGTAGGGCAATTCCTCTACCAGACAGGTATGTCCATGGGCGATTTCCTGACGCTTATGCCTTTAGCGGCGGTTCCGGGAGGGCAAGCAGCGGTTACAGCCATTCTGGGCGGCAGCGCGGCCACAGATACCGCCATGGATGTGTCCAGCCGTGGCGGAACGGCCTCGCAAGCTTTCTGGAGCGGGTTGGCGGCTGGCGCTGCGGAGGCGGCCTTTGAAAAATTCAGCTTGGAAGCGGTTCTCAAGGCCGGGAAAGTCACCGGAATAAAATCCTTTATCAAGGAACTACTAAAGGGCGCTGGAGTAGAAGGGTCGGAAGAAGTAGCAACAGAGATAGCCAATATTATCAGCGATCAGATTATCATGGGAGACAAGTCCAACTATTCGCTTGCCGTCAAGCAATACATGGACAGCGGGCTGAGTAAACCGGAAGCGGAGAAGCAAGCCACCCTTGATATGGTGAAGCAGGTAGGGCTCGCCTTTGCGGGAGGCGCTTTGTCCGGCGGCGTTATTCACGGGGTACAGGGCGGCATAAATTGGGCTGGGAATTATGCGGAAGGTAAAAATACACTTCATAACGGCAATATCCGGGACGCTATCCGGCTGGGGTTTGAATCGGACGTAGATTCCCCGGCGTATAAAGCGGCGACGGAGCTGTCGGAACGGTTGGCAAAGGGTGAGAAGATTTCGCCATCCGAGGTAGGCGCGATGGTATCGGACGCGCAGGCACAGCTTACGGAAAAGTGGAATAAGGCCGCCGTGGATTCGGTTCAGCAGGTATCCAGCAGTGCACCTGATGTATCACAGAAAACGAATATAGGAACCCAGGTGCAGGAGTTGCGCCGCAGCGCCGCGCAGGAGGTCCAAAACCAGCGTGCAGAGGAAAGTACGTCTCTTATCTCACCGGATAGCAACACCGTGAAAAACGGCCTTGCAAGACCACTGAAAGCGGAGGCAACGGTATCTATAGGGAATGAAACGCGACAGACAACGGTAAACGGAATTAAACGGGTGACGGAAAACGGCGTAGAAGTGCAATTGGAGGATGGAAGCATCGTTCCGTTGGAAGCTGTGTCCTTCAGCAATGCGGAAATGGAGGGGCTGTATGCCGACGCGGCGGGTTACGACACGACGACGGCCCGGGCGTTTGTGGCCGGGTATGACGGCAGTTTGCCGCTGTCCACATATGAATCGGCGTTCGATAGTATTCACGAACAGGCTATGCAGGGGGCAGATGTGGACACCGCCGTGGAAGCGGCGGGAGTATATGGGCAGATGATGAGCGAAAACGCCCGAAAGCTGGCCTACAACACCGGACGCTTGCAAGCCGGCCGTCAAGGTGGTACGATAGAAAATAATAGCGTTGAAGCAGGAGGGCAACATCGTGGAGAAAAAGAAAGCGTCGATGTTCGACAATATCAGGGTGCCTCTGGAGGATCTGACGGAAGAGGAAGAGCGGGAGATGGACAACGACCCAGAGTTTCAAAAGAGGCTGGAAAAACGGATAGCAGAAACCAAAGAACTAAAATTGAAGTATCGAATGGAATCGAATCTGGACAAGTAGAGTTTGATTCGGTGGCTCCAGAATATTATTCAAACAAACAAAAGCGCGATTTTGATATTGGAACCTCATATGGATATACTGTTCATTACGTCCCATCCAGATCGGTCATTTCATTTGACGGCGGAAGCATGACCATGGATTATGTGGCATTTGTATTTCCTGGAACCAAGGAAATATTTGCGTTGGATGGAACGAACAGAGATTTTATCCATCATGAACTGTTTCACCAATTTTTAGGGAGAGGAACAAAAGTCGCTAAAGAATTGTTGGAACATTCCCGCAATCGTGTAATGGAAGATTCTGATTCATTTCGACAGTACAATAAGCTTTGCGAAAAACAATATGGTTCGAATGTAACAACCGATGAAATTCATGAGGAAATCACGGCTGACCTGTGCGAATACGCCATGTCCGGGTCGGAGGAAATGCGCCGGAGGCTGGAAGGGCTGTTTGAGCCCGGAGTACTTGAGAAGCTGGCGGAGCAGGCGCGGGACGTTTTCGACGCAAACAAGACGGACGGCCGTAGCAGCGAAACCGGAGAAAATCGGTATTATCTTGAAGGCAGCGAGTCTCCAAGTTTGCGCTACTATCTGGATGATGTGACCTCCGCTGACGCAGACATATTGGCGGAGGAAAACCAACGCCTGAAAAATCAAATTGAAACGCTGCGGCAGGAATTCAAGCTAACGGCGGGGCATAAGGTCAAAGCGGCGGCGGTGGAAAGCTTGGCGGAGAAAATCCTCAAGGACACCGGGAGCGGCTACAATAAGGAAACGCTGGTGAAAAACCTGCAAACCCTGTTCGACTACATAGCCAACGACCCAGAGGCCAATTTTGACGAGGCCATGAATGTGTCAGTGGATATCGCCAACAGCGTGCTACGGCAATCCTCCCGCCTGGATACCACCTTATACGATCAGTATGAGGATATGCGAAAATATTTCCGGGAGACGGCTTTGTCCTTGTCCGAAGAGGCGCAAACCGAACTTGAAAATCTGTATGGGGGGTACGAGGCATTCCGCAAGCGGAATTTCGGCGGGATGAAGCTGACGAAAGACGGCCAATCCTTGGATAGTCTGTGGGAGAAAATCAGCGAAAGGTGGCCGGAGCTGTTTCCGGCGGATACCGTGCCGCAGGAGCAGCCTTTACTGGTGGCGGACGCGCTGCGGGCGGTTCGTCCTTCCTATGAGAATCCGTACGGTATGGACGCAACGGAATCCGCTTACGATCTGGCGCTGCAAGTCTACGAGGGATATTTCCGGTTGCCGGAGGTACACACGTTCGCTGACAAGAAGAAGGCGGAGCTGGAGCAATTACGAGCCAAATATGAAAACCGGCTGGAACATATGCGGCGGTCCTACAAAGCTCGGGAAGCCAATCTTTTGCAGGACCAGCGGCAGAAGCGGGAAAATGTCCGTGAAGCGGGTAAACAGCGATTGGCGGCGCAAATGGAGCGAATGAAGGAACAGCGGCAGAGAGCTGGAGCCAGAAGGCAGGAAAGCGCCCTGGTCAGACGATACAAGCCGCGGATCATCCGTGACGCGCTGGAACTGGGGCGTTGGATCAATCACCCAACGGACGCCAAGCATGTGCCGGAGCCGCTGCGCCAAGCGGTGGCAGGGTTCGTCAATGCCATTGATTTTTCTTCCGAACGCTTAAACCGGTACGGAGAACCCACCATGCGAACCCAGGCGTTTAAAAACCTGCAAACGCAATTGACAAAGGAGCAGAATAAGGAAGGGGGCAAATATAGCGACGAAATACGCTCTATGTTAGAAACGGCCGACCCGGACCTGTTGCCTAATTTGGCGGACCTTATCGATAATGCTTCCACCTTCCGGCTGGAGGAAATGACCGGTGAACAATTGAAGGAACTGGCCCATACCGTGGCGGCGGTAAAGTCTATGATCCGGGGCGCAAACCGTTTAATTTCAGACGGAATCGAAGCCCGGGCCTCTGATGTGGCCGGAGGGATTGGGACGGATTTGTCCCAAATGAAGGACGCAAAAGAATATACCGGTGTCGCTGGAATGGCTAAACGCCTGATGAATTGGGATATGCTGGACGCGCCGAGCTTCTTTGAAGAGCTTGGCAAAACGGCATATGAAAAGCTGTATAAACCCTTGCGGAAAGCTTTCGACAAAAAAATCGCGCATACCAATGAAGCCATCGATTACATGAAGCCGGTTCTAAAGGGTGTTGACACGGAGACATGGAGCGGGGACAAGGCGGAAAAACATATCTTCCATGTGTCTAAGGGAACGTTGAAGCTGACGACGGCGCAGATCATGAGCCTGTATGAATTATCCAAGCGGGAACAGGCCCGTGGGCATATCTTGGGAGGTGGTATTCGTCCATCCGACACGGTGAAGGGGAACCAAGTTGATCGGAGCTTTCGTCCGGTACAGCTTAAGCCTGCGGAGCTGGAACGAATCATCGATAAGCTGACGCCGGAGCAGAAACGGGTTGCGGACAAAATCGCGGCCTTTTTCCAGACGACATCGGAATGGGGCAACGAGGTATCTGCAAAGCTTTACGGCTATCGCAAATTTACAGAACAAAATTATTTTCCCATTGTGTCAGACCGAAACTATATCACCACTTTGCAAGGCGATCCCAATCATCAGGACGCGACCCTCAAAAACCTGGGTATGACGAAATCCACTGTGAAGGGTGCCAACAACCCCATAATGGTGGAGGATATCTTCGACGTATTCACCCGTCAGGTAGACCAGATGAGCAGCTACAACGCCTTTGTGATCCCGCTAAATGATATGCATAAGGTGCTGAATTACAAGATAACCGGCAGTAAAGGGATCACCGGGGGAAGCACGCGAGAAGCGATGGTTCGGGCATTGGGTACTGATTCCATGAAGTACTGGAATAAGCTAGTTGAAGATATCAACGGTATGTCCAGGCAGGAGCCGCCTACGTTAGGCGATAAATTGTTGTCCAACATGAAGGCGGCGGCCGTGGGTGCCAATATACGAGTGGTGATCCAGCAGCCAACCGCTTATCTGCGAGCGGCGGCCATGATCGACCCAAAATACCTTACCAAAGGTTTGGCAATGAAGTCCGATACAGAGCAAATGAACCAATATGCGCCGATTGCCGCCTGGAAGGATTTGGGATTTTTTGAGATGGATACCGCCAGGGGTATGCGGGATATCCTCATGGGCAAGGAAGGATTGCGTGACAAGGCTATGAAGCCCGCCGGGTGGGCGGATACCGTCACTTGGGGCAAACTATGGAACGCGGTCGTTGCAGAAATAAGCGATACACGGCCGGACTTGAAGCCGGGAACGGAAGCGTTCTATGAGGCCTGCGGTGACCGGTTCTCCGAGATTATCGACCGGACGCAAGTGGTGGATTCGGTGTTGCACCGATCGCAGATTATGCGGAGTAAAAACTATATCAACAAAACGGTCACGTCTTTTATGAGCGAGCCGACGAAGAGCTATAACCTTCTGCGTTCTGCCTTAAGAGACGTGCAGAAAAATGGTAGGAGTAAAGCGGGGAAACGACTGGCGCGAGCGGTTGCCGCATATACGGCCTCCAACATCGCCACGGCGTTGGCTGCGGCTCTGGTAGACGCGTTTCGAGACGATGATCCGGACAAAAAATGGTGGGAGAAGTACTTGTCCGCCGCCGGCGAAAATGCGTTGGACAACCTAAATCCTTTAAACATGATTCCCTACCTTAAGGACGCGGTATCCGTATTCTCTGGGTATCAGTTGTCTAGGCAGGAAATGGCCGGTGTTGTGGATATCATAAACGCTGGAAAACAGTGGGAGAAATTTTTCAAGAGGGAATCTAAATATTCTCTGTTCTGGCAGATACGCAACAGCGCGGCCAGTATCAGCAAATTGACCGGGGTCCCTGTTTCGTCCGCACTGCGCGACTTGGAAGCCCTAGTAATGGGAAGTACGCAGGCCCTTGGAGAGGCAGGAGCTCCTACGGAACGGTTGGAGTATCTTATGGATACCGCCTTTTACCCCGTGACCAAAACCAATTTGAGCCGGTATGCGGGGCACATTCACCGTGCCTTGCAAGCCGGGAATACGAAACTAGCGTCCGACATTCAAAGCGAACTGGAGAAAAACGGCGTGGATGAGGACCAAATCGCCACTGCCATGCGGAAGCGGCTGAAGGAGGAGGAGCCGAGGGTGGCGGAAGGCGGCAAGGCCAAGATGGACGGCGACTTGACCGGATATCGGGATTTGGTTATGGACATGAAAGCGGATGGATATGTCCAGGATTGGGTGGTGGGAGCCATCAATAGCTGGATAAATCAAGCCGAAAAGGATCAAAATAAGTCGGACAACCAGGAGGCTGAGGATAAAAAAGAGAAAGATGAGACACAGGAAGAAAGCGTATATGAGGCCAGCGACGCGATAGAAGCGGTGGAATCGGGGAATATGGCGCAAGCAAAGGAAGTGATTGCCGACCTTGAATCCTACCTCAAGGAGGGTCAAACCCTCAAAGAGAAAAAGCAATCCATCCGGAGCCAGTTCACCAAGCATTATAAGCCGTTATATATCGAAATGTTTCAGGCGGGAGACAAAGCGGGTATGGCTGAAATACGCCGGACTTTGATGGAGCTCGACCTTGGATATGCCAACGCCGACTTTACTCAATGGATCAAACAGTGGAGAAAAGAAGAATCGACAACCAAATAGCAAAGGCGGGGAGATAGTCTCCTCGCCTTTCTTATTGAAAAAAAGGAGTGAGCAAATATGCCGAATGTAAGAACGATCACCTTTGCGGCCACGTCGAAAGGGGTAACGCCGACGGGACCGCAGGAGGCGGGGGTGCAGGGGGATCACAACGCCACGGTCGTGGTATGGCAACTGGACGAAACGCTGCTAAACGAGGCGTATCGATACAGGTGCGAATATGTGGATGGATCAGGCGGGTGGGATACCACCCCATACCTGGCACTGGAAAGCGGCAACACGATATCCGTCCCACTGCCCAGGGCATGGACGGCGGCAGGCGGCTGCGCTGTGATCCGGCTTTGCGTGTCGGAGTTTACGGAAGGGAGGGAGGAACGCTCCATATATACCTTGACCGGCCGTTTGCAATACGCCGGCCGGGAAAGCGGCGGCGCAATGGCGGAGGAGTACGAGGATAAGCTCCCGGCGCTGATTATGGCCGTAACGGAATCAATGAATGAGGCGGAGGCAGCAGCGGCAGGGGCGGAGGCGGCAGCGGCAGGAGCGAATGAGGCGGCAGCGGGAGCGGAAGAAGCGGCAGCGGCGGCGGAAGAGGCGGCCATGACGGCGAACGCGGCGGCGGCTTCGGCAAACAGGCTGTCGGAGACGATGAATAACGAGCTGCATGGCGAGGCGATCCATCTGACGTATGAGATCGGCGGGTTCGACGTGAGCCAGGGCGGCGAGGTGGTCGCCGCAATCCGTGCCCGGCCGGTGGACAAAGCGATTTTCGTGCGAAATGGCATGAGAGTAACCGGGGGCGGGACATATCAGGTGGACGTTACGGAGGTGGATTCCGCCGGAGCGGTTGTGAAGCACCTGTGCAACTATGCGGATGAGTACGTCATGCAGGAAGACGGGTATATCCGCTTCTCGGTGAAAAGCGTAGCAAATCCCACCACCGCCGTGACGGAGGAAGATCTGCTCCTCATCGCGGAGAAGGTGGTGATCCTGAACGACAACAGCGTGGACAAACGGTTTGAAAGGATGTCCGCGACGCTGGAGGCGGAAACGGGAAAACTGGCGGAGAGGATGAGCAATGAGCTGTACGGGGAGTTTCTCCGCTTTGGGTATGAAATCGGCGGGTTTGATATAGTCGATGGTGAGGTGGTCGCCGCAATCCGCGCCCGGCCGGTGGACAAAGCGATTTTTGTCCGCAAAGGAATGCGGGTAACGGGCGGGGGCGTGTATCAGGTGTATGTGGTGGCGGTGGATTCCACCGGGGCGGCCCTGGAGGTGCTGTGCAGCTACGCCAACGAATACGTTGCTCAGGCGGATGGGTATATCCGATACACCGTGAAAAGTATAGCGAACCCCGATACCGAACTGACGGAGGCGGACCTTCCGTTGATTGCGGAAAAGGTGGTGATCCGGAAGGACGACAACGTGAACAAACGGATCGGGACGCTGGCGGAGACGATGAACAACGAACTGTACGGAGAGGCCCTTCATCTGGAATATGAGGTGGGAGGCTTTGACGCAAGCCTGGGGCAGGTGAACACGAAGGTGCGTGCCCGGCCGGTGGACAAGGCCATCTTTGTGCGCAAGGGAATGCGGATCACCGGCGGCGGGACATATCAGGTGGACGTTACGGCGGTGGATTCCGCCGGAGCGGTTGTCAAGCACCTGTGCAGCTATGCGGACGAATACGTCATGCAGGCGGATGGATATATCCGTTATACCGTGAAAAGCATAGAGAACCCGACCGTCGAATTGACGGAGGCGGACTTGCCCGCGATCGCGGAGAAGGTGGTCATTCTGAACGACAACAGCATGGACAAGAGGCTGGAGGCGCTGGAGGAGAGCGACCGGTTCTGGGCCACGTCCGGCACATGGGACATCCGGCAGGGCTCTTCCGGGTCCGATTACACCCAAAACGCCAACGGGAATGTCGACGTGCCGGCCGATACCGTGCTGTACCGGGACGCGGTGACGGACCTGCTCTTTCAGAAGCTGACCTGGACCTTCAAGGTGAACACAGTGGGGGCGTTCGCCTTCGGGACCCGGGACGGATCGGGGGCGGCCAACGGGTACTATGTCCTGGTGAACCCCGCCGACAAAACCCTGAAAATCTACAATTCCGACTGGAAGGGGACCCTCTCCATCAAGCGCAACCTCACCATCGACTTCGACATCCTGGCGGGGGAAACCTACTATGCGGAGATCATCAAAACCGGCACCCTCTCCACCGAGTTTACCCTGAAATGTATCAGCGCGCCGGGGAAAACCTTTTCGTACACCCACAACCAGTTAAACAACAAGCTGCGCGGCTGGGGCGGCGTGGCGTTCGGTTCGGCGGGCGGGGTGTTCGAGCTGGTGAACATGACGCAGAAGGCCCGGTCGGAGGCGGAATGCGAGGTGCTGCTGATCGGGGACAGCTTTCTGGAGAACGCGTCCTCTGAGCTGTCGTCGGAATACGCCTATGCGTACAAGCTGCGGGAGAAGCTGGGGGAGAAGCTGATCGCCAGCGGGCGGGGCGGGGCCACCACGACGGCGCTGAAAAACAAATATACCACCGATTTCCTCGCGGCCAAGGCGAAGTACACGGTGCTGCAGATCGGGTCCAACGACAGCCTGTCCCTGACGGTGGATACCTTCAAGGCAAACCTGCTGGAGCTGATCGGGCGGGTGGAGGAAAACGGGTCCATCCCCGTGCTGGTGACCATCCCCCGGCGGTACGACACCGATAACACAACCTTCATCACCGAGGTCAACGCCTGGATCAAATCGCTGGGGTATTGGTACATAGACGAATACGCCCTGCTGCCGGCCGACCGGCTACTAAACGATACCATCCACCCCAACGCCGAGGGGCACGACCTCATACTCAGCAACCTTCTGGCGTTGATCCCGGTGTGATATGGATTGGAGGAAGGACAATGGAAATGGAAATCATCCAGTGTTATCAGACAAAAAATCCCTGCTACCGGAAGGGAACGCCGATGAAGCCGGTGGGGATCGTGGTGCACAGCACGGGGGCGAACAATCCGCACCTGTGCCGGTATGTGGACTGTCCCGAACGGCTGGGGGTGAACCGGTACGGCAACCACTGGAACCGGCCGGAGGCGGCGACGCTGGTGCATGGAGCCATCGGACTGGACAAGGAGGGGATTGTGACGGTGGTGAACACCCTGCCCTATACCATGGCGGCGTGGGGCGTGGGCAAGGGGAGCCGGGGAAGCTACAACTACGACCCCACCGGGCACATTCAGTTCGAGATGTGCGAGGACGATCTGACCGACCCGTCTTATTTTGACCAGGTGATGGGAACGGCCGTGGCTTACTGTGTGCAGCTTTGCCGGGAATATGGCCTGACGGCGGAGAGCATAGTCAGCCACAAAGAGGCCCACGCGCTGGGGTACGCCTCCAACCACGGGGACCCGGAGAACTGGATGGGGCGGTTCGGCATGACGATGGAGGACTTCCGGGCGAGAGTCCGGGCGAAACTGAAAGGAGAAGTGACAATCATGGGAAAGGTAGTCAACAGGGACGAGCTGGTGGCGTGGATCGACGCCCATGCGGTGGAAGTGGAGAAGCAGCCGGAACCGGAGGTCAAGCCGGAGCCTGTTGCCATCAAGGCTGGCGACAAGGTGGTGTTCAAAAGCGGCGTGACCCAGTGGGGCACCGGCTCGGGCAACAAGGGAATCCCTTCCTGGGCGCAGGACGGCAAGACCACCTTCACGGTACTGGAGATCGTCAAAGACGGCACGGAGGCCCGGATCGGCAACGCTTCCGGCGCTTACACCGGCACCGCTTATCTCAAGGACCTGGAGAAGGTGGGGTAAGGGATGGGGATCACGTGGAGTCAGATCATCACGCCCCTGCTGGTGGCTGCACTGACGGGTGTTGTGGGCGGATTCTGCCGGTATGTGTCCAAGAGGCTGAACGAGATGAAGGTATCCAACGCGGCCCTCAAGGACGGCCAGCGGGATTCCCTGCGGTATCAGATCGTACAGGCCCATGACTATTTCACCGGCAAAGGGTGTATCGGCAAGTATTCCCTGGACTGTATCGAGGCCATGTACGAGAGCTACCACAAGCTGGGCGGAAATGGCTTCATCAACGGCATTATGGCCGACATCCGGGAGCTGCCTATCAAATGAAGGGAGAACATAAATGGAAAACATGGCATTGATCCTCATGCTGGCGGTGACGGCGGAGGGACTGGTGGAGTATGGCAAGAGCGTGGGAAAGGCCATTGTGGAGAGACAGGCGAAAACGGCGGTGACGCAGATCGGGGCGGTGATCGTGTCGGTGCTGCTCTGCTTTGCGGCCGGGGCGGATTTGTACGCGGCCATCGGCGTGGAGCTGGTATATCCCTGGATTGGGGTACTGCTGACCGGAATTTTCGCCAGCCGCGGCGCCAACTATATCAGCGATTTCATTGGCAAGCTGACACAGGGGAAAAAGGAATAATGGGAAAAGAGAAAGCCGGGAGTATCCTTAGTGGGTACTCCCGGTCTTTTATATAGAACAACTATTCAATTTTGTTTCCCAATCCTGCGGAAATCCGATATGATTAAGCTTTATTGAATCGGAATATTCATTTATGAGAGATTGTAATGATGGATAGATACCGTTGTCCCACGCTCGTTTATTCGGGTATAAATTTTTGAGGATTATAATGTAGTCAAACAGCCTTCCTTGGGGAGAATACGAAAAAACATCTGGAAATTGGGGCGTAGCAGAAAATTTCCAATAATATATTCTAGAGTAATGAGCACATATATTTCTGAGGTCAGTTAAGCATACCAGCCAACTTCTAAGTATGTCATTCGTTATGTGGAGGCTATTCGCAATAGTTCTTTGATCTACTAATTTAAAGTCAGAATAAAAACGCGACAGCATTCCAAAAGTGAAGAATTCAATTATAACCCAAATTGGATAATTTCCATTGTAAGCTTTTTCATGCCATTTTACTATGTAAGATTTTCTATTGTTATCTCGCGCTGCTATTATATCAGAAACAAAACGGTCTTCATTATGTCGATTATTATAATTTTCAGAATTTAAATATCCAAGCGGTCCATACTTATTTGAATGTATGTAGGACAAAATAGACCTTAAATATACTTCTATTTCTTCTATACATTGAAAAATCAACGATCGAATTCTACAATCAAAGTCATATATACGATAAACCCTTTCAATCGGTACACCCTTGAAATAACAATTATTAGATTTGTCTTTAAATGGAAGGAGATATGCAAGTAATCTATAATATCGTATTTGCATTAATTTTTCCTTGCAAATGTCATCATTTTCTATTATAAACCCTTTCAGTCTTAGGCTTTCAATCTGTTCTTCATAAGTTGAGGGTTCCTTAATATACATATTAAAACCTCCGCAAAAGAAAACGCCCCCCCTGGGACACATCACAATAACGTGAGAGGTGCGGGGGGTCCTGTCATATATATTATATGCCAAATTCTACATAATGCAAGTATAAAAATATTGACAAACAGTATATTTGTGTAATGTTACAATGATTTGCTGTGTGTTTTGATGAGTTTTCATCGTTTTTCGATCGTTTGCTTTGCTTTTCATAGCCTAGTTCACCATAAACGAATTATCATCTCTATTAGATTCGTAATAAACCCGGCCAACAATTAGAGCAGCCGGAAAACATTTCCACCCCACTATTGCGTATCGATCTGGTATGCTATAGTGGGGTGAATTTATGATTGATTTGGACTGCTTAAGCAACCTATATGATCCACGGGTATATGACCCCGAACAATATAACTTGGTGGCCTATTATGATAACGGGCGCGCCCTTGACGATTCGCGCTATTTGATCCATAGCCTTATGCACAGAGGGCGGCGGTATATGCTCTATATTACCGGCGGCCCGGATTGCTGGCTATCCATCGAAGGGAAACCCGTCCGAATGATACGCCCCCAATCAGAGGCGCAGGCATGGGCTTGGCTGCGGCAGAACCACAGAAAGATTCGCCAAGTGAACAAGGATGAATGGGCGTGGTTATTCGCTGGGTTTGTTATGGGTGCGTATGAATGATTTTCCTTTTAAGCTCTATATTTGATTACGTTTTGAATAAACACCAAATAAACACCAAACGGTAGAAAAAGAAAAAACGAACCCCCCGGAAGTGAGCATTTAAGCCACTCCCAGGGGATTTTTTTGGTGCGAGAAACGGGACTTGAAAGCGACGAGACTCACGCCAAGGCGCTCCACAACCGGAAAAATCGGGATTTTTCAAGCGTTTGTCAGCCGACCATACGCCCGCTTGCGCCATCGCGAACCCCCACAATCCGTGACAACAAACACCAAATAAACGCCAAATCACTCCGCCGTCTTACGACGCAAAAGAGTATCTGCAATAGATTCTGACGCGGCTTTATCCGCGCTTTGAAGAAATTCAGCGTAAATGTTTAACGTGGTGCTGGTCTGACTGTGGCCGAGTCGCCCGGACACTGTACGCACATCAGCTCCGGAGCCGATAAGCAAGGTCGCGTTTGTGTGCCGAAGGCTATGAAGGGATACCTGAGGCATATCGTATCGTTTTAAAAGTTTTTGCAATTCCTGGTAAGGGGTGTTCGGGTGCATGGGCTTTCCGTCAAATTGGGTGAACAGTCGCGGATGTTCTGTCCATTCCTCCGCCCATGTGTTTCCGAGGAGAAGCCGCCGTTCGTTTTGCCACACCCTATATTCCCGGAGGAGGGAGAGTAGTTCATCGGGGACGGACAAAGGCCGCTTTGATTGTTCTGTTTTCGTAGTATCGGTATATATCCCCCTTTCGGGAGCATATTGGGAAGTCCTACGTATATGAATTACACCGCTGTCAAAATCAATGTCCGGCCATTCCAGCCCAAGCAGCTCTCCGCGTCTCATGCCGGTGAGCAGTAGAATAGTGAAAATGGTGCGGTATTCCACGGATTCGCTTTCGAGGGCAGTCATGAATTGCCGCGCTTGCTGATCGTCCATACAAGCAATTTGGCGGCGGTCAGCTTTCGGAGCGTCGATACGGTGAGCAGGATTATCTTGTATTATTTGCCATTTTACCGCCCGCTCCAAAACAGATGAGATGAAAGTGTGATAGTGCTTGATGGTCTTGGGGGCTAATCCTCCGCCTGTGCGCTTATTTTGGCCTGTTTCGGCAAGCTGCGAATAGAATTCCAACAGGTGGTGAGGCTGCAGCTTGTCTAGTCGTATATGGCCGATAGCGGCGTAAGTGCGTTTGGACAGCTCTACATAACGCAAATAAGTGCGTTCACGTAAATGCTCTCTCCCGTAATCTTCAAACCATCGTTGCGCGAAATCTTGAAATTTTATATTGCCATTCAGATACCTGCCGCCCTTCACCTGCTCGTCAAACAACACCTTTTGCCGCTCCAGCTCTTTGGCAATCTGCCGTTCGGTCATACCGGGAGCGGGCCTCCACGTCATGCTTTTTCGTATCTGCCGCCCCTCTGTGTCATACCCTGCCGAAGCGGTGATACGGTAGGTATCTCCCCGGCGCTGCACTGTTGCCATTGTACCAGCCTCCTATTTTCGGGCACAAAAATGCCCGGTACTTGATATTTACCGGGCTTTCTGGTACAATATAGGCGCTCTGTAGCCTATCGTGTGCCATTCGGCCCGGTAGTCCGCTCTCTGGTGTTGGCGCACCGGAGGGCGGTTTTTTATTTGTTCAATTTTCCTTTTTCTTGCTCACGCTCTATTTGTCTTATGCTTTTCTCCGGAGTTGGCAAATCTTCAGGCATTGTGCCACCCAATTCAGCAATCGTCTGACGCACCTTTTGCCCAACTTCATAATGGGTTTGATTGGCGACATCTTTTCCTTTGATCTGTTCTCTGCGCAGTTTCTCGTCTGTTTGTGTTGCGCGGAAGAGGTTTGCTGCAAGCTCGGTGCTACCCATATGATCCAGGATTTTTTGACTCTTTTTCAGCCCTTTGCGCTGATGGATCTCTTTCGCACCCAACCCACCATAAAGCCCCTGATATCCCTTATTCTGAAATACTGCATAATCTCTGGGATCAATAATGCCAGCCATTTGCGCGGCTTCTGCAAGGGACTTATTATGGGCTATCATCTCATTACGGATGGCAAGCCGTTTTTGATCTTCCGTTAATTCGCTATAGTTTTCGATCAGCTCTTGTTGCCGTGTTTTTACGGCAAAATATGTCTGACCTACAGAAATAATATCCTTTCTTGGATCGCCATTCATTACGATTAAATAACAGGCATATCGGGACAGCATGATATCTTCAATTTCTCGATAACCTCCATTTGGCATGGGAGATGATTTGCCGACATCGGCAAAATGTTCTTCAATTTCAAAACCGCTATTTTTGCACGCCAGTTTAGCACGTTCTATAGCTTCGGAAAAACGCCTCCATTGTGAGTATTCTAAAACAAACTGCAGCTCTCTGGCAAACCAGAATTCTTCCCCATCTTCCGTGCAGTGTTTAATGCTTTCGAACGTTTCTTCGCTGTATGTTATCAATTCGCTCATTTAGTCATCCTCCTATACTCACCATTTTCCCCGTTTGGAGAAAATGGTCGGTTTTTAAAGGAGTCGAATTCGACCCCTTTAAAATTCGGGTTGTTTAATTCTTCCCACAATCCTAAGAATTCTATTGTGCTGCGAATTCTCATCCAGTTTTTTACAACATCCTTTGGCGCGGTGGAATTCCTATACCGTGCCAAATCCGTAAGCGAAATAAAATCTTCTTCATTTGCTGATGACAAAATGGATATTTCCGTCCCCTGCGCATGGATAGTGCTTTCTACTTTATTTTTTGGAGCCATTACTTTCATCCTCGCCTCCTGATAATTTCCAATTTCTCGATAACCTCTATTTGTCATAGAGATTGTTTTGTTGACATCAACAAATTGAGACGATTTTGTTAACGTCAACAAAATCGTTGTCTATTGTTCTTTTAGTAGTTTCACAAGCAGCCTTTGCTTTTCCAATTACAGTATTAAAGTTTCTCCACTCTGTATATCCCAAAACATCTTGTAATTCTCTTGCAAACCAGAATTCAGTACCTTCTTCTGTTTTATGAGCTATATTATCGAATATAGACTTTAATCTTGAGATTAACTGTTTATCCATTACTTTCATCCTCGCCTCCTGATAATTTCCAATTCGCTACAACTGTAATATGTGGCAATATCCCGCTAAAAAAGCAAATGCTCTTTAATAGAAACGAATGGTAAATATTCCCTTGTCAGAATATGTGGAGTTACCGTACTGCCCTAATGGAAGGATATGGAGGAATAGACAATATTAGGGGTTGCATTGAGGAGGGGCAGGTGGTATAATGCAAAAGAACAAATGTTATACTTTGAGAAGATGGTAAAACTACTAAGCGGAGAGGATGGGCGTATCGTGCGGAATCAAAATGGGACAGGCCAAGAAATCAGGAAAGGAGATACGTTGAGGAGCGAAGAGATTCGAATCAAAATAATTAATATGATTCAATTGATATCATCGCCAAATGTTCTCATAAGGTGCTATAATTTCATCAAACATTTATACTTGAATAACTAGTAAGAACATAACAGCCACAGCCAGACGATTAGTCTGGCTATTTTTTTTGCATTTCTTCGGCAACCTTTCGTATTGTTTCCCAGTCCCTATCATCAAACTTAGCAAAAGCTCTGAATATTGCTTTTGCTACATCGTTTTCGCCAACCATTAGTTCATCGATTATTCCAGAAATGCTTTCATCGTTTGGGGTTACCCAAATTGCCCCATCCTCGCCTTTTAACCAATCATAAGAAACACCAAATTCGCGGCATATTGCTTTAATGACTAATTCTGTTGGTTCGGCTCTTCCGTTTTCCAAGTTGTTTACAGAATCTCTGCTTATGCCTAACTTTTCACCAAAAGCTTTTTGAGAAATATTTAGTTCTTTTCTTATTACTTTAATTCTTTCTGCTATAGACATTTGTAATCACCAACCTTATAAAACGAGTATATCAAAGCAAAATGAGCATGTCAACCCAAAAAATAAAAATTATTTATGATTTAGGGGTTGACATACTCATTTTCGCATTGTATAATGAGCACATAAGCTCAAACGGGAGGTGATCGGAATGGCAAATTACAAAAAAATTAGAGAAGTAACAAAAATCTATAAAGAATTACCAGAATCCGGAAAAAGCTTTATAACTGGCGTAATGCAAGGGATTCAAATTGAGCGAGATAGGATTTCAAAAAACGTAGAAGAGGGAAAAAAAGACATCGGCCAAAACCAAAAAGGAGCATAAAAAACCGCCCATGAGGGCGGTCAAAAAACATCTTTCATGTAACGAATAGTTAAACCGATCAAAAAAACTATAACTACATAGCAAATCGGTACTATGATGATCCACTTACTTGCACTCCAACCAAATAAAAAAGCAATTGGGTAAATCGAGGCTATTAGCGTTCCCCCAATGATGATCAATTTTTTTTCAGATTCTATTTCTGGATAAATCCACAAGACAATCCACATGAAGTAACATGCGCCCCCAAATATGAACAGCGTGAAAAATGGAATGCGAATAAAAAGATCAAAATAGTCGGATGCGGTTTTCTCACGCCTGTATATCCAGCCGTCTATTTTTTCATCGTCAGATGAGGTGCCTCTACTATCGGAATATGAACCGGAATTATGATCTGTTTTATCATCGTGATTATATGGGCATATACCATCTATGTGCTGATGAGCCGGATATCCGTGATGATAGTGGTACTCACCGGTTGATTTATCATAGTGCCCCCCTCTTTTATCGGTCCTCCCGCTATGAGCAATAACCATAGGGTAAAGCAATGATAATATGATTACAAACATTGCAAGAATTGATAAGAATTTCTTCATAAAGCAGAGCCGCCTTTCACCTCAATTCTACCACAATCGACAAGTGAATACAATTCACATAATGTGCAAATCGCATGACCCAAATTAGATAGAAAGCCACATAAGAAAACCCGCTCGGGAGAACGGGAGGGAGGTGAGAATATGAACGAACAGATGAAAATAATTGCGCTTGCTGTGGTTGGACTCAAATACAGCGAATGGTGCAAGGTGCGTGAAGCCGTAGAAAAAGCATTCGCCTCGGAAAGGGCGAAGGTAAATCTCGACAATTCCGAGGCGGTGGAGAGGTTGCTTAAACTTGAACTATGAAATCATCTGAATCGTCTGACGTGACGATTTGGATACACGACGGGTGAATGCGATAATTCTTTCCACCGTACTGAACATTGATGTAACCGTACTTAAAGCACTCTGCAACAGTGCTTCCGTCTTGGAACGTGAGCATTTCCTCAAAATATATGCTCGGTGACTTGCCGTCTTCTACTGTTCCGTCTTCGGTTATATCTGTCCATTCACCGAGAAGATTAGCATAGTATCTTTTCATTTCATCACCTCCTCTCCGCCTCAATATTACCACATGGAGAAGGTGAAAACAATTCACAAATAAAAAAGCCCGCTCTTCGGAGCGGGAAGGAGGGAGGTTATATTCGTATGCCTGCACAATGGACGGGGGATGTTTTAGCAAAAATGCACATTGAAAAGATTACATCAAAGTGTTTGGCTGAACATCTAGGCTACTCAAAAGAATATGTTTCCATGGTGTTAAACGGCAAGCGCGAGCCCAAATACGCCGAGCTGATTTTCAGGAAAGGGCTGGATGAACTGATAGCCACCAAAAACTGCTCCCAAAAACGGGAAGGAGGAGGTGAGAATATGAACGTTAAAGTCGAATTACAAGGACTTGAAGAGGTAAACGCGTTGCTGAAAGAAAACAGACGATTAACGGATGAGCTAATGGATAACATCAGAGGTTTGCAGCGCACGTGTATGCTCATCAATGTCCGGGAAAAAGAGAATCAGCCGGAGGCTGCCACCAACGGCTGAATTCTCCTTACTAGCTTAGATGAATCTCTCCGTGCCGCTTCTCGAAATCCAACACCAAGCAGCGAATCATGTAGACCATCTGCCCCACCATGCTTCGGCCCTCATACCCGCAGATATAGCGGAATTTCTCCAACAGTTCATGGTCAATGCGAAATCCAATATGCGCTTTGTTGTTCATAATATCAAGTCCTTTCAAAGTCTACGCAAACATCATATAGGCTATGAAAGAGATTGTCAACAGGGAGGTGAAAAAATGAGGTTACGAACTGTGCCCAAGGCGGTAGCTCTGCTGCGGGAGGAGGACCCTGACACGCCGCTGTCAGAAAAGATCATGCACCGCCTTATAAAGCAAGGATACATTCCTACTGTTCATTCCGGGAATAAGCTGTATATCGACGTTGACCGAGTACCGGAGTACCTAACCGCCGCCATGCAGGCCAAAGAAAAAGCCCCGGCCGAGGAATACGGGAAAATCCGGCCCATCCGGGAAGCGTAGAGAAAGGACGTGAAAGAGAATGAAGTCAAAGCTGCCCGCGCTAATCGGTATAGTGGGATTTGTGATTGTACTGGGCGCAGAAGGAGACGCTTACTGTAACACGGGCCGGTACATAGTGGCCAGAGCGGTGATAGGCTGCGTGATGATGGTAGGCGGGTGCATATGGAGCTTTATAGGGGGAAGAAATCATGAAATTGACCATTGAAGAAGCCCAAAACATGATGAAAAGGAATGGCGGCGGCCTTGATCTCAGAGACACCCCAATTCAGATATTGCCTGACAACCTTACAGTGGGCGGATGGCTCGATCTCAGAGACACCCCGATTCAGACATTGCCTGATAACCTTACAGTAGGCGGCGACCTCTATCTCAGCGGCACCCCGATCCAGACGTTGCCTGACAACCTTACAGTGGGCGGATGGCTCTATCTCAGCGACACCCCGATTCAGACGTTGCCTGACAACCTTACAGTAGGCGGATGGCTCGATCTCAGAGACACCCCGATCCAGACGTTGCCTGATAACCTTACAGTAGGCGGCGGCCTTGATCTCAGAGACACCCCAATTCAGATATTGCCGGATAACC